TTTAGATAGTGGTTCAAGTTATGGTACTGCTGGAGATTTGGTATTTAATGTAATAACAAATTTAGTTTTATTTTCAAATACGGCTAATTCATCGTTTACATTTATAGCACCAGGCACTAATAATACTTTAGGTAAAATTAGATTATCAGGTAGCGTATCATTATCAAGACCAGGCACGATGACAATTAAATTGTATCAATCTGCGTCAATAGTTTACGAAGAAACTTACACAACTTATGTCGATTATCAGCAAATACCTATCGATTGGCTTGTAACTACTTCATTAGATTTAGGAGATGTATTAAGTGTAAATGCTACTTTTTTAGCATCTGAAACTTATGTGACATTAGACCCTGATTTGGTTTTGGAATTTGTTTCCGATTACGCTCAAAGTGCTAATGCTACTGAAGGGATAACATTAAACATGAAGCATTTATTGCCAAAAGGAATCCAACAAAAAGATTTCTTTGCTTCAATTTGTCGTATGTTTAATTTATACGTTTATGAAGACCCTCAAAAAACAACGCATTTATTAATTGAGCCTTATATTGAATTTTATAGAAGAGGTGCTGGCTTCTTAAAAGTAAACGATGTAGGGGAATTATTATTGCACGGAGAGCCTGGCGATTCTACGGGTTTACTTTTGCTTTCTGACCCGATAGCCGATTCTATTGATTGGTCAAATAAGGTCGATTATTCAAAAGAGATTTCGATTAAGCCAATGTCGGAATTAAATGCGAGGTATTACGATTTTCTTTATACCGAAGACGATGACTATTACAATGAGGCATACAACAAAAAATACAATGAAACCTATGCAGATAGAAAGGAAGATACAAGATTTCAATTTGCAGAGGATAGGTCGGAAACTAAAATTATTTTTAGTCCAAGTATTTTAACTGCTTCAAGTGCAGATACTAAATTAAGGGCAAATTTATTTAAAGCAACGAATGATGTTGAAGAACGCAAAGACAATAATATACGTATTATGTTTTTTAAAAAATCAACAAGTGATAGTAGTTACCATATAAAACAAGTCTACCCAGCTAATGGTAATTTAACAAGTCCAGCAATAAGTACTTATGGGTATGCTGGTCATTTAGATGACCCGATTGAGCCAACATTAGATTTGAATTTTGGAGCGCCAAATGAGTTTTATTTTAAGTTAACAAATCCTTATCCATCTGCTAATTTATACAATGCGTGGTGGGATGAATATTTGGCGGAAATAATAAACAAAGATAGTAAGCTATTAAGTTGCTATTTATATTTAACCGTTCAGGATATTCATTCACTTGACTTTGCTCAACTGATTTATATTGATGGCGCATTATGGAGGTTAAATAAAGTAGTTGATTTTAATCCAAGCATTCCCCAAACAACCAAATGCGAATTGCTTAGAGTTATAGAATTATTTTATCCAAGTTAAGAAATGGCTGAAAATGCAAAAGTAGGTATTGATTTAGTTGCAGACACACGAAGTTTAAGGTCGCAATTAAGAGAATCGGTACAAGAATTAGCAAGGTTACAAAATACTGCTGGCGCAAGTGCTAAAGAAATAGCAAACGCAGCCAAAAGAGCAGCCGAATTAAAAGACCGTATTGGCGATGCCAAAGCGACCATTGATGCGTTTAATCCTGATGCTAAATTTAAAGCATTTGGACAATCTATTCAAGGAGTTGCTGGCGCATTTGCTGGAGCGCAAGGTGCATTAGCTTTATTCGGAGTTGAATCTGAGAACGTTCAAAAGCAACTACTTAAGGTACAAGGTGCATTAGCATTTTCTGAAGGCTTAAATACTATTTTAGGCTCAATAGATGGATTTAAAAACTTAGCATTAGTAATTAAAACTCAGGTTTTACAAGCATTTACTACGTTAAGAGGTGCTTTAATTGCTTCGGGAATTGGCGCATTAGCAATCGGATTAGGTTTATTGATTGCAAATTTTGACAAAGTAAGAGATGCGGTACTAAAATTAGTGCCAGGCTTAGGAGTTATAGCAAATGCAATAGGCGATATAGTTACAAAAGTTACTGATTTTGTAGGCATCACATCTGAAGTTGATAGAGGATTAGAATTATATGCTAAAAATTCAAAGAATCGTAAAGAGCAATATGAAAGAGAATTAAAAGTTCTTGAATCACAAGGAGCATCCGAAAGGGAATTATCTAATAAACGAAAGCAAATAGCCTCAGAAGACATCAATGTACTTGAGGCAAAGAAACGTAATGGAGTTAAATTAAGCGAAGAAGAAACAAAGAATTTAGCCAACTCAAAAAACGAGTTAATTGTAATTGAAGGCAATTATAAAAAATCCGTTTTAGCCACTCAAAAAAAAGGAGATGACGAATATTTAAAAAAGCAAAATGAAAGGATTGACCAAGAATTAGCCAATGAGTTATCACGCATTAACAGGTTAAATGAACTTGCTGAGGCTGGATTATCTGAGGACGAAAAAAAGATAGTTAAAGTAAAACAACAATTAGAAGCAGATTTAGTATTGTTTGCCGATAATGAAAGATTAAAAGCTGATTTAACAAGAAAGTCAGCCGAAGAAATTGATAAGATTAAAAGGCAATCGGGCAAAGTTGAGGTAAAAGAATTAAAAGATGTAAAAGATGTCTTTGATGTAATTCAAAACAATAAGCCTAAGACCATAGCATTAGTAACGAGTGCAATGGATAGGTCGATTAAAGCAAGTGCTGATGCCGAAGTTAAAATTGCTCAAATAACTCAAGAGCAAAAATTAGGTATTATTAGTAATGCTCTTCGTACTGGAATGCAATTAGCTGGAGAAGGAACGGTTGCTGGTAAGGCTTTAGGTATTGCAGATGCTACAATTAATACTTATGTTGGAGCAACTCAAGCATTATCTACTCTGCCTCCGCCATTTAGTTTTATTGCAGCGGCAGCAACTATTGCACAAGGTTTATTAAGTGTCAATTCGATTATCAATACTCCATTACCAAGTATGCCTGGAGTTAGTGATACAAGTGGAGGCGGAGGCGGAGCAAGATTATCGGCAGCACCCGTGCCTCCAAGTTTTACTCCTAATGCACCTACTTCATTAGACCAAACTTCAATCAATGCAATTGGTAATGTAAACGCAAGAGCATACGTTGTAGAGTCAGATATTACTGGAAGTCAAAAAAGAATAAGGAGAATTGAAAACTCTGCAAGAATTTAAAAACAAATAATATGAAATTACCAATTTACCAACTTGAAATTAGTGAAGATTTAAATGACGATGTTGAAGTTGACTTCGTTGCTTTGGTAGATAGACCAGCAATCGAAAGAGATTTTCTAAAGTTTAAAGAAGACAAGGCTAAATTTGTTATTCAGTCCGAAGATAGGAGAATTGTTTCAGGCGCTTTGATGTTGGCGGATACTCCTATTTATCGCAATGATCAAAACGGAGAATACTACGTTACGTTTACCGCTCCAACAATTGAGAAGATAGCGCAAAAGTTTTTTAAGAAAGGTTATCAGTCAAACGTAAACTTAATGCACGATGAGGCTTTGGCAGTTGAAGGAGTAACGATGTACGAATCTTTTATCGTGGATTCATCAAGGGGAGTGATGGCAATGAAAGGATTTGAGGATGCACCTGAAGGCTCTTGGTTTGGAAGTTTTAAAGTAGAAAACGAATCGGTTTGGAATAAGATTAAATCGGGAGAATTTAAAGGATTTAGTGTTGAAGGTATCTTTAATTACAAGAAAGAAAAGCAACCTATGAGCGTTGAGGAATCGCTATGGTCAGAGATATGTTCGATTTTAGAACAAGTCTAAACGATAAAGTATTAATTAATCAGTATTTATAATCAAACAATAGTAAAAACAATTTATGAACGTTTCAGAAGCAATTGAAAAAATTAAAGTTATGTTAGCGGATAATGCCGTTCAACAAACTGAAGAAATTGCACCTGAGCCAGCGACTCAATTGGTATTCGAAACTTACGACCTTAAAGATGGTTCTAAGATTGATTTATCAGCTTTGGAGATTGGCGCAGATGCTATGCTTGTTGACGATTCAGGTAACTCAGTTTCTGCTCCCGATGGCGAGTATGAATTAGCTGATGGTACTATGATGACCGTTGTTGGTGGAAAGGTTGAAGGAATTGAAACTCCTCAAGCCGAAGCACCAACTTCAGAAGAAGCTCCTATGGAAATGGAAGTGGATTCTCAATTTGATGAAATGAATGCTACTATCACTTACTTGCAAGCCGAGAATGAGGCATTAAAAAGCAAGTTGGGAGAATTAGAAAGCAAATTTAATCAAGGATTTAGTGAAATGTTAAGCGTATTGGAAGGATTTTCTAAGACTCCAGTAGCCGACCCAATCCAAAATCCAAAAAACAATTTTAGAATCGTTGAGCCTAAGGCTGACAAAATAGAGCGATTCTTGGAAAGAGTTAAAACTTTAAATTAAAAATTTTAAAAAAGAAAAATTATGGCATTTGTTGTAAGTACATTAACGGATTACGCCAAAGAAAACGAAGCTTTATTAGTAACATCTTCAGTTCTTGGCTCTAAAACTGCTACTTTGATTAAGTCTCAAGGTAACGTATTAGTTGGAGTAAAATCTTCTGAGAAAATTGGTATCATGGATACTGATGCTTTCTTTCAAGATGATAGCGATTGCGGTTTCAACGCATCAGGTACAACTACTTTCACTCAACGTAGTGTAACGGTTGGTAAAATTAAAGTACAAGAGGCACTTTGTCCAAAAGGATTAGAGTCTAAGTACTTACAAAAAGCATTATCTGCTGGTTCTATGTATGATTCAATCGCATTCGCTGCTGATTATACTTCTAAGAAAGCATCTCGTATTTCTTCTCAATTAGAAACTGCGATTTGGACTGGAGATACTGCTTCAGCAAATGGTAACTTGAATAAGTTTGATGGTTTTGCTAAATTAGTTGCTGCTGCTTCGGCTTCAGTTGTTCACGCTAACACAACTACTTATTACGGAACTCCTTTGGCTGCTTCTGCTGGTATTACAAGTGGTGTTGTTGTTGCAGTTTTAGACGCAGTTTATAAGGCTATCCCAGCGCAAATTGTTGATAAGGATGACGTTGCAATTTTTGTAGGAAATGATGTATTCCGTACTTACACTATCGCATTAAAAAATTCAAATTTATTCAACTATACTTTTGATGGTCAAGCTACTGGAGAATTAACTTTGCCAGGAACTACTATCAAAGTTATCGCAGTTCAAGGATTGAACGGAACTTCTAAGATATACGCTGGTCGTGTTTCTAACTTGTTTATCGGTACTGACTTATTGAACGAAGAAGAGCAATTTGAATTATTGCATGACCCTTATGCAATGAACATTAAGTTCATGGCAGCGTTTAAGTTCGGTGTACAATTCGCTTTTGCGGATGAAATTGTGGATTTTATCTTAGCTTAATAATCTTACAAATAAGTTCGGGGAGTATCGCTTGGATGCGACTCCCCTAATTTTAACACTTTAAAGAAAAATAATTATGGCTTGTGCTTTAACTCAAGGATATTCTTTAGATTGTCGTGACTCATTAGGTGGAATAACAGAAGTGTATTTTATCGAAAAAGGAAATATTAGTGCAATTACCGTTGCTTCAGGCTCGGTTTCAGCATTAACTAAAGTAGCTGGTAAAAGATTTTGGAAATACGAATTAGTACCTGGTACTGCTTCTTTGACTGAAAACATTAATGCTAATGTCCAAAATGGTACGGTTTTCTATGCTCAAGAACTATCGATAGTATTGAACAAATTACAAGTGTCAACAAGAAATGAAATTCTTTTGTTGGCTCAAAATACGTTGTTATGTGTTGTAAAAGACAATAACGATAACACTTGGTTGTTAGGTCGTGTAAACGGAATTAACATCACTGGTGGGAACGGTGCAACGGGTACTGCTCAAGGAGACCGTTCAGGTTACACTTTGACTTTCTCAGCACAAGAGAAAGAATTAGCCCCAACGGTAGCATCAGGAGTTTATACTGCATTGACTACTCCAGGCGCTTAAGATAGTCGTTTGGTTGACGGGTAAGGGGGGAGCAGATGCTTCCCCTTTTTTTATATAAGAAATTTTGTTAATGCTATTTATATTTGATGATACATTTAATC